AACCGGAACCGTAACCGGAACCGTAACCGTAACCGTAACCGGAACCGGAACCGGAACCGGAACCGTCACCGTAACCGGAACCATTATTTATTCCTTCCATTCAAACACTCCTTTTATAGATTCCTCAGCTTTTTTTGTTGTATTTATAATTTCGATTGCTTCTAAAACTTCTATTCTGTCAATTTCACAAGGGAATCTGCAATCATCAGGATTCTTGACTCCATATACTGAAAGATCAGATAAACATTTAGCGCCAGACCATTTCCATAATCTTCTAGCATTTCTTAAGACGACTTCTCTTCCATTTCTTGATTCTATATTCCCCGCGAAAACGCCTGCGCTATATGTTCTAACTATTACGTAGCGCATGTCTTCTTTTTTAACTTGGGATTCATTTGTTTTATTAAACATATTATATATTTCTTTTAATTGTCCGAATGTTAAGTTATCTATATTCACTGTGTCACCTCTGATTGTCTTTTTAAATGTAGTTTTTTATTTTAAAGGGGCGTTCGCCCCTTTTTTCTATCTCTTAAGCATGAGTTGATCTTTGACGTACTGAACTCGTAGCTTCTTTTTCTTCTCTATTGCAACCATTACCAAATATTATGCTTTTATGTTCAACGAATTGGTATCGAGGCCATATTTTCACTGTTTCTTGTTGATTTATATTTCTTCTTTCGCCTGGATTTAATTTTATTACGTATTGACCATCATTTATCCAATGCGCGCTATCTTTCCCAAATCCTTCTGAAGTATAAAATCGCCGTTCAATGACATAAGTAATCGGATCATCCGATTCGTTGAAAACATTAATAATGTAATTAACTTTTGCATCAGCTACTACTTTGTAATAGAACCATTGGTTTGGTATTTCTGTGTGCACTATGCAGCTAGAATGAGCGTTAAAACTGATTAATCCGCACGCTAAAAATAATAATTTTTTCATTTTAAAATTCTCCGTTTAAACATTGCTTTTCTGAGGCATGCTGCCGGTATTAAAAGACCTAATATGTTCATTTTTTTCGCATCCTTCGGATTCTATAATTCCGTGAACATTCACAGTTGCGCCCGTTGGATACACATCAAGATTTTCTCTGAATACAACGGTTTTCGTTCTTTCACCAGGCTGTAAATCTAAAACGGTTGATTTTTCAGAATTCCAGTTTGTTTTGCTATCACTAACTAATATTTTGTAAGTGATTCTTTTTACCATTCTTTTTTCTGTATCATTTAACACGTTAAATGAGAAATCAACATAGGCGGGTGTTTTTGTCTTATATACAAAAACCTCATGTTCAGGAACATAGGCGCCTAAATAACATCTTGCAAAAGATCCGCAAGACATTCCTAGCAACGTTAAAAACAATATTGTTTTTTTCATGATTATTCTAACCTTATAAAAATATAAATATTTTCTGATGCCCACCGATTAAATTTAGACGTTTTTTCATGGAAATATTTACTGCTCTCGCCAGGGTTGCATCGATTAAGAATCTGGTATTCATAACCTTTGACTTGATCTGCTTTGTAATTTTCAACATAAGTTGAGGTAAGAAAATTTACTTTGTGATCGTGAGATTTGATATTCCATGTGAAAATTTCATTTTTTTCGATAGACTCCTTTGGTTTCAACCGTATCGTTTTGCATTTCTCTTCCTTCCATGTTTGATCGCCTATTTCTTCTGTCCGTGCGTACATACAAACTTTGAAATCTCTTTCTTTATCAGTTTCATTTGAAAAAGAATAATAGTGCTTGCTTTTTACTTCCATTTTTTGAGCATAATAAAAATTGTTATCGCCTATTGATTCGCTCCAAGTGTGGCAGTAAGAAAATGCATGGATTGGTGCGTAAATTAATATAAATACTATTATTTTCTTTATTAAATTATTCACTAAATAAACTATTTAAATGATTCTAGTTTTTGCTTATATATATCTCTAAGTTCCTGCTGTTTTTCCTCTTCAACTTCTCGAATCATGTCAGCGGCTAAATCAAGCGTGTCTTGAGATTTTGCTTTCATGAGTTGTTTTTTGACTTGTTCGTACATTGATGATTGATCAATTTTAAGTTCATCTTTTTCATGTTTTTTAATTAACGAGTCTATTTTTACTTCTTCTATAAATGAATCTATTGGCTTTTTGTTTATTAATAATTCATTCACTAAATCTGATGCATTATCATTTGTTTCTTTTAATTGAGATTTAAAAACGTCATCTATTTTTATATGACCTTCTTTTATTGCTGTTCCTAATCCGATCAAAGATTTTATATTGTCATCTGTTAAATCTTCTTTTGATTTTTTTTCGTAATAATTCAATATTTTTTCTTGATCAATTCCCATTTTGTTAAGTCTTTCTAGTATGGTATCAATTTTTGATCTTTTGCTTTTTTGATCTCCTATTGAAAAAGACATAGATTTTTCTAATATTCTATCAATCAAAGCTTTTGGTATAACTTTAAAGATAGCATTTCTAAGAGCCTTCGCGGAAGCAGCATTTGACAATACTGTTTGCATATCTGGATTGGCCGTGTATCCTCCTTTTCCGTCTTTTGCTCCAAATATTATCGATACTTTATTTTGCATAGTTATTTTTACATTGCTTTCTAAATCCCATGCTACTCCTTCCGCTGTTATATGTTTTCCATCATTTTCAATAATTCTTGTTGCAGCATGAATATTTCCCCATGCAGATGCCATTATTTCTGCCAATCTTATTGACCCTCCTTTAATTTCTTTTTTTGTTCCGTCCTTTTCCTTTCTTGGTAAAACGTAAAAACAACTTGCTGCTGTTTCTTCATCCATAGTTGCTAATTGTAATGCGTATTCTATTGATTTTTTTACATCTCTCGGATATGCCTTTGCAGTACTAATTTGAGTATCTAACTCAGCTCTAGCGATTACACCAGTATCTTTTATTATTAATTCTGACATTATTTATTCTCCAGTTATATATATTTTCTTAAATGGTTAATCTCTTCTTTCAATTCTTTTATTTCTTTTTCTTGTGTTTTTATTAATATATTTTTTAAATCATCTCCGCAAACTTCCGCTATCTTAAGTCTAATTTTATGTAGATCATTAAATGTATATTCTGTGTTTATTCTTAATTTATTTATTGTGTCTAAATTGCCAAGCAATAATTCTCTAATTATTTTTTCAACTTCATAACATATATGATAATTAATTGTATCCTCAGTATTTAATTTAACCCAATCATTTATGCTATTTTGAAATGAGTCATGTAAACTATCAAAAATATTTTTTGTTACCTTAGATTCATTTATTGTCTTTTCAATAAAAAACCCTATGGAATTTGTGAGTTCTTTAGTTGTATCCGATAAATATGACGGAATCATTTTTTATTATCCTTATATTGAAATTATTTGTGTTGGATAGGAAGACCATCTATTTTCTTCTAAACATTTTTTATATTCAATCAAAGTTGATTTATAGATTTCTCTACCTTTTTCAATTGTTGCAGGATCAAGAATATAGACCGCTACAGCATATGGCGGTTTTTTCTCGACTGCTATTATAATAAAATTATTCTGATTTATCTTGTTTTCTGATAAGTTATTTATATAATTTTGGCCATCAATTAGCATTGCCGCTTGAACATGGTACCCGTAATTCAAAATAGAATATTTGAATGCTTGCGGGCTAGCGTTGTCGGTTGTTTTTAGGTCAATTATCATATTTTCGTGGATTATATCAGGTCTTGCCTTACAAAGAATTTCTGTTTCTAAATCATTCCAATATATAGATGTTTCATAATTAGCACCTTTAATAAGATCTTTTGCTTCAGGATGAGATAAAATAGAATTTCTCATTTCAGAAATAACATTGTAATCTTCCATTTTTATTAACTTTTTAATTCCTTTTTCAGAATTAATTTTATTGAAAAACTCTTTCCCTGCTGTAGTTCTTTTATCAATACTTGGAATTATTAAGAATTTTTTTGAAAATAATTCTGGTTCCAATAAATCTGTATGCAACGCCTCTCCCATCAACATTGATAGGGTAGGCTCCCTCGCTTCCCTAGCAGGATTTATATAATCGTGCCAGTAGTGCAAAGGAGACATTCTAAACGCCATAACACCGCTTCGGCTAATTCCTGCTGAGGCGTGATATGCCTCATTGGATATGTTTTTGTAGATTCCTGATTTCATTTCTATTTTATTTCCTATATAAAATCATTATTAACGTAGCTATTGTTAAACCTATTAATATTCCTTCAAAAGCTGATTCGATCATATTAAATCTCTCAACCAGGATTTTTCTAAATGCGCGCTTTGTTTTGGAAGGCTTCTTGAATATTTTATTATGGAGACGTTTTCTAAATTTTCATCGTATATAAATTGATTCATTTCGCTTTCTGTATTAAAAACGCCTAATAATTTATTATTTTTGTTAACCATGTATTGTGTAAAGGTCATCTCTTTGCTCCTTGAAAATATTTCATAAATGAACTGTTTTTTTCTTTTTTCTTCTTTTTTACAAGTAATTTATAAATTATCCCGTTTTGATCCAAAAAAAATAATACAGCTAACAATGCGTTTATGGTTGATAAAATTCCTATTGCTAATACGTAAAGTTCATACTGGTAGTCCATTGTTATTCCCCATGTGTCCTTGATAAGATGATAAAGAATTCTGGTTTTGTAATAAGACCCGATTGTATTATTGAATTTGAAATATCAGGTCTATTTCTCCTAAAACTTTCTTTAACGATGACTTGAGCATATCCTTTTACAACTTCAAAACATTGTTCTTGTCTAGCATGATCTGATAGTGCGTGCATTCCAAGTTCTTTCAGTGCTTGACAAATTATTTCTCTATCTCTGTTTAACATATACTTTCCTTTAGTTGGTTTCAAGTTATTTTTATATAATATTCTGATATTTTTAAATAAGGCTATTTTTGTCTTTTTGTTTTTCTTTCTGCCTTTCGAGATGCATAATATCAGAATATTAGATAATTGCAAACAAATAATTTGATATTTTTTATTTAATCGATATCATTTAATACATAACAGAGGTAGATACGATGTCAAAACAAATAAAAATGAAAAGCATTAAAGAGTTAAGAGTCTATTTAAAGCTAACACAGCAAGAATTAGCGGCTAAATTGAAGGTAGGGCAGCCCGCTATCAGCGCGTGGGAGAATCAGGAGTATGAACCTTCTTTATCGACTTATAAGAAGATTTTAAAGCTAGCTAAATCTAAGAATATTATTTTTGAGATAGATTGAGATAAAAAAACAGCTGCCTTCGTAATGGATAGGACAATAGGCAGCTTGGAACAAGGAAGTATATGAAAAATTGCTTTGAAACCATCATCGAGTTTATTCCTGATTTTAAAAAAGTCAATTAATTTTTACTGATATTTCGTGAAACATTGTCGTGAAACATCTCTTTCGCGATACCTGATCATTTAGTTTTCATCTCTTTGAGACCTCGTCTTTTCTTACCTAATCAAATTTGTAAACAGAGTTATTAACAGAAATTGGGGAAAAGTGAGCGGCAAAAATAGAACTATTTTTAATCAAAGTAGGAGTGTGAATAACTTTGAAAATGTGAATAACTTTTTCATTAAACCGCACATACGTGTTTTTATGACCGCACATACGTGTTTTTAATATGTTTTTTAAACCGCACATACGTGTTTTTAATACCTTATTTCCTTATTTTAATCAAATAGTTATAAGCTCTAAAATATATATATAAAAGATAAAATAAGTAATAAAATACAAAACATGAGATTTTTTGCAGGATATTTTTAAATCAAAAAAATAAATCAACATTGTATTTGTGTTTTTTTAAAAAAAGCATAAACTGATACTTAATTATGTTTAAAAGGAATTAAAATGGTTAAGAAAAATAAAAATAAACTTTCTGGAAGGAGAACGGTTGTAATGAGCAATGAATTAATTCAAGCATCTCAAGGATTAGATACTATTGCAAAAAAAAGGCTTATATCGATTGCTGTTTCAAATATAAATAGCAAAATGAAAAAAAAACTAATTCATTTCGATGATGATTTTAAATTTGATATTACGGCTGTCGAATATTCGAGGATTTGCAAAGTTGATCTTGGAAGATCTTATGATCAAATAAAAAAAGCAGCTAATGATTTAATGTCAAGTGACAATGTAATAAAAAGAAAGGTTTTAGATAAAGATGGAGCGCCTATTGTTGTAAAAGGAAAGGAGCAATATGAAGCGTTTACTTGGATACAGCATATTTTGTATTGCGAAGGTGATGGAAAGGTAACGATTACGCTTTCAAAAAGAGTCACCGATTTTCTTTGTGATCTTCATAAAAATTATACTTACTATCTTTTAGAAAAAGGATGCAGATTAAAATCGGTTTATACGTTTAGGTTTTTTGAGCTCATGATGCAGTATTATTCTACAGGATGGTTTTTGATGAGCACGGTTGAATTCTGTCGATTAATGGGAGCACCTGAAACATATTGTTTAGCATTTCAGAGGATAAAGGAAAGGTTAATACTACCGGTTGTAAAAGAATTAATGTCTGATTTCACAATAACTTGGGAATCATTAAAAAGAAGTCCAGATAAAAAACCAAGAGGTAGAAAACAAATTACCCATGTTAAATTTTATTTTAAAGAAAATGACCAATTAAGCTTAGAGGTGTGAAATGACCTACTTTAACTTCAACGAACCCATGTCAAAAAAAGAACGTTTAGAGTACCTGGAAGAAAAAGAACATTTTTCGATCACAACGAAGCATCAACGGGTTCCTTATGCTTCCGAAGTAATTAAGCGAATAAAGAGAGAGCCAAGGCAAGAAAATGTCTCTCCGCTTCTACAATCCTTTATGGATAGGTCAAAATCAATAGGAAACGTATCAAATTTAACAGAAAACGAAAAATCAATGCGTACTCATAGGGTGTTATCAAAAGAGGCTAAAAACGCTCGTAATGATGTTTTAAAGAGGTTAGGGATTGAGAGATGACAGATGAAGATAATTCACGATGTATAGATTGTGGTTCAATTTCAAATGATTATATTCTTGCAAAAAAAGACGACAAAGAGATATTGATTTGTGTTTATTGCTTTAAAAATAATTACATAATTAATGAAAATCATATTTTGAATATATTTATTATAGGGTAAATAATGAAATGTGCAAATTGTAAAAAAGACGAAAATGATAAAAAACTTATTTGCATAAAATGCATTGAAAAAATAAATAATGAAACTAAAAATAAAAAAATTAAGTTCGAGTGGGAATATATTGGAGGATTAACTTCGCGAGCAAAAGTAATAGGAGGTTGGATAATAAATCATCGAGATACGTTCGAACAAGGATACGGGGAGTCAATGGTTTTCGTAAGTGATCCAAACCACAAATGGGAGATTGAAAATGAGTGAATGGATCAATGTAGATTTAATAGATTTATTGCCTGAGACAGGGAGATATGTTCTAGGATCTATTGAAAATTTATCATTATATCCAAAAAAAATTAAATACGTAGATGTATGCCGACTAAATTCAGATATATCAAAAAGATGGTGGAGTGATAGACTCGCGATGAGAGTTAATGTAACGCATTGGATGCCGTGTCCTGAGCCAGCTAACGATGACAATCTCTAAAATATTACAGCCCACCGAATACCAAATACAAGAAGCAGTTATCAAATGGGCTAGTTATCACCCAATATTATCTCAGTATTTGATTGCAATCGAAAATGAACGAAAAACTTACGCTTGGCAGGGAAGGAAAAGGATGCTGAGAGGAGTCAGATCAGGCGTTAGCGATCTTTTTTTAGCCTATCCGTGTTCTGGCTACCATGGTTTGTGGTTAGAATTAAAAATTGATAATAAAAAGAAGGCAAAAGTTTCATTAAATCAAGCCTCTTGGTTGAAAAGAATGAAGGATATAGGATATGCTGCCTTTGTTGCTTATGGGTATGAAGAGGCTACCAAAATATTATCTGAATATGTGAACGGTGAGCTTGATGACGATTGAATCTATGAATCAAAAAGAAGATAAAATGCATGAAGATTTTAAGATATTCGAAACATTTTTTTCAGATTTTGTAAAATATCTTGAAGAAAGATTGAATAACATATTGACAAATGTAAATGATAAAGCTCAATTCTATCGATTTTTCACAGCTAGATTGTTTTTAGATTTGGTCATGAATGATTACAATCAAATGAAGATATTTAATGTCGAAAATTTACCTGACTTTGATTTGTTCCTTGCTGATTTTTTTAATAGCATTAACAAGCTTAAAAATGAAATGTTTACTATTGCAGAAAGTAGTCAAAAAGTTTCAAACATACACTAATAAAGGATTAGTACGGTGCTATTGTTTTTATTTGGATTAATTTTTTTTATATTTTTTGTTTGCGTAATTCTGTCTATTTTCTTTAAGAAAAATAAAAACTGTGTAATGGAGGGTGAGGTTGTAAAACAAGATCATCAAGAAGATGAAAAATCATTTTATAATGGTAAGCATAAAAAAACCGAAGATTATATGAATGAAATTTATAAAATGATCAGAGAAGCTAAAAAGAAAAGCGAAAATAAATCATAGTTTTCCCTTTTCTTTTATCTTGTATTCTATAAGGGATATATACTGATCGCTGAGTGATCTTGACCATCTTTTCGATTTATCAGCGAACCAGGCATAAACGTTTTTTGGCCTTATTCCAACCATCAAAGCAATATCTTTAACTGAAAGCTTATTTTCTAACATTATTTTTTTAAGCTTATCCAAGTTGTTCATATCCAATGAAATCCCTTTGCTAATAATCCTATCATTAAAATCATGAGAACTGTTGTCATCCCGCATAAGCGCTGAATATTAATATTTATTTCTTCAAGGGTTTTATTGATATGTTTTATAGCGGATTCTGCTTTTTCAATTCGAAACTCAGAGAGTAAGTTATATTTTTCGATTATTTCTTTTTCGTGCATTATTTTTTCGTGGTCTGTCATTTTGAGATATCCTTTGTTTGTATTTATGATACTATCAAGCTATCCCGCAACGCAGGAATAGTCAATACTTTAAATAAGATTTACAATAATTTTATGATAACCAAAAAAGGAATTTTAAAACATGTCTGAATTTCTAACCGCTTGTGATTATGTGTTATCGAATGAAGGCGGATTGGTTGATAATCATTCCGATGCAGGCGGAATTACGAATTTTGGCATTTCATTAAGATTCTTAAAAAACTTAGAGCTTCAAAAATTAAAAGAGTGCGGGTTGCTTTATCACGATGAATATTCTTTAATCGATTTCATCAAAAAAATGGACGTAGAAATCGCACGTAAAATTTATAAGGTATGCTTTTGGGATGATTTTTACTTTTCTAAGATAAATAACCAGTCAGTAACAAACTATTATTTTGATACAGCCGTTAATTGTGGAATGGCGCACGCAACAAAGATGATCCAGCGCGCTATTCATGCTCATAACATTAGCTCAAATGTAGTTGATGATGGCGTATTTGGCGTTAATACGCTAGAAGAAATCAACCATTGCGGGTTTATGGTGTTAGCTCCGTTTCGTTCTGAAAGATCGAATTACTATCGTATGCTGGTTTTCAAAAACCCAAATCAAGAGCAATTTCTTGATGGATGGTTAAGGAGAACATACAAATGAGTATTATTCCTGAACTGTTAAGCCTCGTTAAAACAACTGCTCCGATTGTTGCAAGCGCGTTAGGATCGCCGATCGCTGGTGTTGCTGTTAGTCTTATAGCAAGTGCTTTCGGGATTAAAGGGAATGACCAGAATGCTATTGTTAATGCCATTAAAAGCGATCCTGATGCCGCTTTTAAGCTGAAAGAGCTTGAGTATACCCATGCGGAGGAGCTTAAAAAGATAGCTTCTACGGATTTTCAAACAGCGGTTTCCGATAAAATGAATGCCAGGGAGTATTCAAAACAATATATCGGATTTATGAAGTATATGGCTGCAATGGTTACAATAGGGTTCTTTATAGCGCTGTTTATGTGTTTTTTGCCTCAGTTAAATATATCCGATCCTGAAAAACAGATTCTTTTGGTTTTTATCGGGGTTTTAACGTCAAAATTTCAGACAATTATCGATTATTTTTTTGGCTCGTCGAATAAATAAATTTTTTAAAAGAGCGCTTATTTAAATCTTCTTAAAAAAAATCCCTAATGCTATTATTAAGTTTCCGACGCTTAAATAATCACATTAAGGATAATTGTATGCATTATGATACCAATCAAAAAATTCCAATGCAAATTATTGCAGAACATTTTCTTAGATCGAAAGAATCAAAAAAATATAATCTTACTACGCAGGAAAAATTATTATTGTTTTTCTTATCTAGTTATTGCGGGAAAAAAGGCATCTGCTTTCCTTCTTATAAAAAGCTTATGGAGGATATTTCTTGTAATAAGAATACCGTCTCAAAATCTTTGTTGAAATTAGAATCGTTAGGATTAATTAAAATCGAAAGAAATCACAGAAAGAACAATATATATACAATTAATGTTAGCTTGTTGAGTACAGATGAGATACTCAAAGAATATTCTAAGGTACAAACTAGATACTCTATGAGTACAAATGAGATACCCAGTAGAGTACAAATGAGATACTGTAATAACATCAATAATAACAACATAAATAACAAGGTTATTTTATTAAAAAATGATCAAAAAGAAAAAAAGAAAAATCCAATAACCGAAAAACAACGAGAAAACGGAATAAGGAAAATAAGTGAAATAGTAGGCAAGCTACGTGTGCATCGTTCTACGTAGAACATAGAACAAAATATTCACATTTCCCATTTAATATGCTAAATTAATCAAATATTAATCAAGGCAATGAACGCGATGTCAAAAATAAAACGCTGCGAAAGATGTAATGGTTCTAAGATCATGATGACGCTTGGCATGTTGCAGAAGAAATGCAATGTCTGTAATGGCGTGGGTCATCAAGAAGTGGTGAGCGATGAAGATGTTGATTCTTTTTTAAAACCGAAGCGCGCTAAGAAAACTCAAGAGAAAAATGAAGGTGAGTAGATGGCTAAAAAACTCGGAAGGCCAACTATTTATACGGATGAGTTAGCAGAAGAAATTTGTGCTGTTATTGCTACTAGTAGCGACGGTCTGCGAGGTATTTGTAAATCAAGAAATCATTTCCCAAATCCCGATACAATTTATAGTTGGGTCGCTAATAATCCAATTTTTTCCGAGCGATACGCTCGTGCTAAGCGAGCTCAGATTAATGTTTTAACTGATGAAATCATCGATATTGCGAAAGATGAAAGCAAAGATACTTTAATTAATAAAGATGGAAATGAGGTGTCAAATAATGCTGCCATTAATAGAGCAAGATTGATTATTGATACTTTCAAATGGACTGCTTCAAAACTAGCTCCGAAGGTTTGGGGTGACAAAGTATCTAAAGATGGAGAAGAATCATCGCATGAGAATAATCTTGATAATCTAGAATGATTTAACTTATGCGTATTAAAGAAATAAGAAAAATCGTAAAGTTATTAATGTCAAAAAAGTCGGGTTGCTTGTTCTGTTCTAAGAAACCAGAAATTTTTAATAACATAGAAGAGCTTTCTAATAAGAATTTTTATTCGATTTATTTTTTGTGTGAGAAACATAAGAAAATCGATTTAACGCTAGAAGATATTTCAAAATACATGTACTTCCTAGAATCAAACGGATAATAAATAGAATGAATAGAACCGATAAAGAATTTAATAAAAAAATGGATAAAATGGACAAGAAATTTAAAGATGTTTTTATTGAGTTCATGGAAGAAAATAAAGTTTTGATACTTGAAAAAATATGGGTTGAATATATTAAGAATTTAAAAATTGAAGCTGATGAATTAATTAACAACTTTGTTAATTATTCTATACAACAAATTACGCATTCTGAATTTAATGATATTAATAAAGAAATAAAAGAAAAAGTTAGGTTTTATATTAAAAATATAATTGATGAAGAACAGTTGGTGTCTCGCGATAAAGTTATTTCTAAAATAAAAGAGCTTATTTAATGAATTGATTATGGATGATAAAGAAAAAGAAATCAGAAGAAAACTCAAAAATGACTTTAGGCATTACTCAAGTAAGTGTCTTAAAATCAGAACCAAGTCAGGTAAAGTCCTTCCGTTTGAATTAAATGTCGCTCAACAGCACGTTCATAAACAAGTTGAACATCAAAAATTAGTTAACGGAAAAGTTAGGGCAATAATTCTTAAAGGTCGACAGCAAGGAATCTCAACTTATATCGAGGGTCGCCTATATTGGTTAGTCACGCATAGAAAAGGCGTAAGAGCTTTTATCCTTACGCACGAAGCCGAGGCAACTAACAACTTATTCGAAATGGCGATGCGTTATCACGAGCATTGCCCGCTGGCTGTTAGGCCAAATACTGATGCGAGCAGCGCTAAGGAACTTTCATTTGGTAAGCTTGATTCAGGTTATAAAGTTGGAACAGCAGGTAATAAAGGTGTTGGTCGATCTTCAACGATTCAATTTCTACATGGTTGTCTTGCGAAGGGTACAAAAATATACAATCCTGATACGGGCGGTATTAAAAATATAGAAGATTTTAAGATAGGAGATAAAATAAAAACTCACAATGATAATATAGCCCTAGTATCATTCATATCAACGCAAGAAAAATATTGTATTTCTATAAAATTACGAACGCATACATCAATTCCGTTAGTTGCAACAAAAACTCATCGTTTTTGGACTAAGAATGGGTGGGTAGAATTAGAAAATCTTCGAATAGGGGATGAAATAGGATATCCGGTTTCAAAAATAACTGATGATATTAAAACAATAGATTTACCACCTGCGCCAATAAGAATTCATGGAGGAGGTAGGCAAAATAAATATCCGGACAGTATCGAATTAACCTATGAATTTGGTCTAATAGTTGGCTTATATTTAGCTGAGGGAAATATAAAATTACAAAGCGCGAATAAGAATAATTATCCCGCTAGCATTTCTTTTACAGTTCATCGAAAAGAAGTTGATAGAACCGTAAAATGGTTGTTACCTTTTAAAGATTATTATTCAAATCTTCATGTTAAGAATAGAGAAAGCAGTTTAACCTCGACTATTACTATATATGGAAATCGTTTTTCTCAAATGATGAATGAGTTATGCGGAAGAGTAAAAAATAAACATGTTCCATTATCCTGGAGATTAATGTCAGAAAATTTTTGCACAGGATTGCTGCATGGTTATATATCAGGAGATGGCTCAAGTTATAGTACAGATAGAAGAGTGAGAGCGTCATCAATACACAGTGCAATTTCTATTCCAATAAGGGATGTAGCGGCTGCTTTGGGTTATGGATGGGGAGGAATTGCTATAAGAGATGCTGCTATCCGCAATGGAAGAAATGAAAAAACGCAGTATATTTTTTCTTTGTGTGGCGATGGCGCAAATAAATTAGCAAAAGAAATAGGTAAACCATTTCCTAAGTTACAAAGAAAAAAAGTAACATCTAAAAAAGAATATGCTGCTACAGCAACTGAAATATCAAATGGTTATGCCTGGTTAAGAATTAGATCTATCGAAAATATAGGCTTAAAAGAAGTGTATGATTTTGAAATAGATCATCCTGATCATTCCTATTGCACTATTCAAAGCGCTGTTCACAATTCAGAAGTAGCTTTTTGGCCTAATGCTTCTGAGCATTCTAAAGGTGTGATGCAAGCTGTTCCTAATGAACCTGGCACTGAAATATATCTTGAATCAACAGCAAACGGCGTGGGTAACTATTTTCATGAGCAATGGCAATTAGCTGAGTCTGGTGAAAGTGATTTCATTCCTATTTTCATTCCGTGGTATTGGCAGCCTGAATATGTGAGAGATGTGCCAGAAAATTTCCATCCGAATGAGGATGAAGTCGAACTCATAAAATCATATAAGATTAATGCGCTTCAATTGATGTGGCGTCGATATAAGATTCAAGAGCTTTCGGCTGCTGGAGCGAATGGCGTTAAAGCCTTCCAGCAAGAATATCCAAACAACCCGTCAGAAGCCTTTTCACTTTCTGGCGAAGATACGTATATACAACCAGATCTAGTAACTCGTGCAAGAAATACCAAGTGCGAAGGAGTCGGCGCTTTAATAGTCGGCGTTGATCCGGCTCGTTTTGGCGATGATCGGACAAGTATCATATTTCGCAGGGGACGGCAGGCTTATAACTTACGCAGCTATACGAAAAAAGATACCATGGAAGTCGTTGGTATTGTGCACAAGATAATCAAAGATTACTATCCTGACATGGTTAACATAGACGTGGGTGGCCTTGGTGCTGGCGTTGTTGATCGATTGGTTGAGTTAGGATATGGCGATATTATTAATGGTATCAACGCGGGTTCAACGGCGCTTGATATTGATACTTACAGTAATAAGCGCGCTGAGATGTGGGGAGAATTAAGAGAGTGGTTGACGAACGCACCTTGCGAGTTACCTAACCTTGATACGCTTCATGCCGACTTGTGCGGAATAAAGTACAAATTTGATTCAAACAGTCGTTTAGTCATTGAACCTAAAGACCAAATGAAGAAAAGAGGGCTTAGAAGTCCTGACGAGGCCGATGCGTTATGTTTAACGTTTGCTGTACCGATAAAAGCTGTACAAGCGCGTAAAAATAAGTCAGAATCGTTAGCAAAAGAGATAATGTACAATTCAAATAACTTGGCTAGACTAAGAAGTGAGCGTTATTAAAAGGATAGATTGCTTACATGTATTCTTCTCAATCATCTGACGAGACAAAATCCACGGTTACCGAAGAAATTCGTAATGAGCTGCCCGCTTTAAAAAAGATGGTAGAAAAGAGCAATACATTCTTTAAAAATAACTACGACCGATTTAATAAGTTTAGAAAGTTTGTTTATCAAACGACTATTACTGAACCTGAAAAGCGGGTAAATGATACGCTTGGTCGACCTAATATTGATGCAAACGTCATAGCTGCTTATAACTCTCGATTATGTGGAGAATTTTCAAAGCAAGAACCTAGTGTTGAAGTTTCAAAGGACGAAGGTGCTAATATTCCATCTCAAGTTATTGAAGTAGTTGAAGGCCATATTCGTCACATTTTCGACGAAGCTAAGAAATCCAATACGCAATACAATACATATCGCGATTCCATCACAGGCGGCTTTTGTGGTTTGAAAGTCATGACAGATTACGCAAACGAAATGTCATTTAGCCAAGTCATTAAGCTGTCAAAGACAAAATATCCGACCCTTACTGGCTATGATCCGATGGCCAATGATCAAACGAAAAGCGATGGAAATTATTGTTTTGATCTTTACCCAAAAAACAAAGAAGATTTTAAGATTGAATATCCTCATTTGGATGTTAATGTCATCCGATTTAACTCTGCTGACGAGCTAGGTGGCTTTTCATGGGCTTATAACAATGGTGTTGATGACATTATTCTTATCTGCTGTCTTTTTAAAAAGAAAAAGCAAAAAGTTAAGATCATGCAGTTATCGGATGGTCAAACGTTAACTGAAAAAGAGTACAAAAAGTTTATTAAAGAATGGAAGGAATCGGGTACGCTTGCTGTACCTCCGACGGTTGTTGGAAAGCCAAGAAACACAACGATTACCACCATTTGCAAATACACATTCTTTGATAAAGATGTTATCGATTACGAAGAAACCGATTTTAAATATCTTCCAAACGTTTTCGTTGATGGTGACAGCATTGATCTATTCGATAATATAAAAGGAACGGTTACACAAATTACTCGTCCTTATGCGATTAACGCAATGGGTGCGCAACAGTTAAAAAACTTAGGCGTTCAATGTTTAGCTCAATATATAGAAAACATTGTTCAGCATAAATTTATTGTCAAAAAAGAAGCTATCCCGCAAGAGAAAGAATATCTAAATGCATTAACTCAAACACAAATAGCAAATACGATCGTTGTTAATGCGTATATGGATGATGATCCAAACAAGCCTATTCCAGAACCTATTATTCCAATCAGTCCAGCGCCGGCGCCGCCTGAGATTACGAACGCGATTACGTTGGCAGATACGATTATTCAAAATGAATTGGGTTCTTATGATGCGCAATTAGGGATCAATGACAATCAACTCTCTGGTGTCGCAATTGTCGAAGCCGCTACTCAATCGAATGCGTCTGCTATGCCGTTTGTCGTTAATTATGTAAGCGCATTGAATCAGGCGGCTAATATCATTATTGACTTGATACCAAAGTATTACAAGACGCCGATGACAGTGCCTATCATCGACAAAGAAGGTAAGCGTTCGGCTGTTAAGATTCAGATTAACGAAAAAGGAATGCCCGTTATTCAGTCAACTAACGAAATGGGAATGCCTCAAGAAATCGATTTTAACTACGATTCAAACATGTTGAAAGTTAAAGTCACAGCAGGCGTTAACTTTGCTATTGCTAAAAACAGAGCAATGCAGCAAATAATCGCATTAAGCCAAGCATCGAAAGGTTTCGCGATGTTTATGGAAAGCAAAGGCCTTAAAGTCTTGCTTGATAATCTTGAGATCCGTGGCAGTGATATTCTTAAGGAATTAGCTAATGAATATCAAAAAGAACAAGAGCAAATGCGGCAGCAACAAATGCAAATGCAGCAATCAGCGATGATGAATGATCCTCGTATGATGGAACAAAAAACAAAGGCTATGACAGCGCAAGCTGATATGGTACTAAAAGAAAAAGAAATGCAATTAAAAGAACAAGAATTTGCGGTTAAGTTAGAGAAAACAAAAGCAGATTTAGAAGCGTCACTCGCTAGAGCGCACGCAGAAGAATACAGAGCTAATGCAGACTTGAAACTCGCTCACTTGGACATGCAGCATCGACATGGTAAAGAATCGATAGAAACTTTACATAAGATATCAAAAAACGAAAGGGGAATTCGTCATGAAAAAGAGTAAATCAGTCACAAAAAGTGACATGAAGAAGATGGAAAAACGAATTGAGAAAAAAGACAAGAAACAAGATATGATGGATGAGAGAAAAGAATACAAGAAATGTCCGTTATGCAATAAGAGCATGAATGGAAGTCCTTATAATCATCATTGTTAGTGAGGTTAGTATGCCGCTTGTAAAAGGAAAATCAAAAAAAGACATTTCGAATAACATAAAAACCGAAATGGCGTCTGGAAAAGGACAGAAGCAGGCTGTGGCCATTGCTTTAAATGTAGCGCGTAAATCAGGTGCTAAGATTGTTAAAAAGTCTCCAAGGAAAGGTAAATATTCATGAAAAAGAAAATGTTCATAGCTGAAGCCACAAAGAATAAGGGCGGTCTTCACAAAGCCACTAAAACTCCGATGGGTGAAAAAATCCCTGAGAAAAAATTAGAGAAAGCGGCTCATTCAAAATCTGCTAAAGTAAGAAAAGAAGTGGCGCTGGCTAAGACATTAGCTAAGCTGAGGAAAAAGAAATAACAATCACGTTATTCATTTTAATTATTTTTAAGAGGGATTTTTCTATGGGCATATTAAATATTACAACTGATGTTGCGGGTCAGATTGGTGTTAAGCCACGACGAGTTGCGATTATCACAACTGACAGTTTAGCAACGGTCACAACAGCAGGTTATTTGAATAATGCAAATTTAATGGGCTATACAATTCAGCCGACAGACGAAATCGTTATGTGGTACGACTACGTTGATTCAGCAAGCCCGGGAACAATGGGTATATTCAATGCAGAAATGACAGGCGGTCATATTACATTAGTGGAGTGGGTCAACCCAGGGGATGTTGTTATACCAACTGTTGTTAATGACATAGCCGTATTTAATACCACTTCAGGACAGATAAAAGATAGCGGAACACATTTTTCTAATAACACCTACTCTGTTGCGCCAACACTGAAAGGAGCGGCATCTAATTATTTGGCTGTTTTTACAAGTGACAATAGCTTAGATGCATTAGCCGCTTCTGGAACTGCAATTAGTCCCGGTAATATTCAAGCCGGACTTTCTGGTACTGCAGGTGGATTATTTTCTTTTCCCTCTACAGCATTAAAAGGGTCTTTGGAACTTGTAGCATCTGACAACACAGGAAACACATTAACTCAAATTACCAATGCAGCATTCGGTCAAGCCTCTGTTTTAACTATTCCTGATCCAGGCGCAGCAAGCGCTAATTTCTTATTAGATACAGGCGCTGGAAATTTAATTACTGATAATCAATGGTTTGTAAGTACGACAGAAATTTTAACAACAACAGCCGGAACATGGGCTTTCCAAAGAAACGGTGCTGCTGATTATGTATTTACGAAAGCAGCTAACGCAGAAACGGCAATCGTTGGTTATGATTTAACGGTTCACATTCGAACTGCTGCTTCTAAAGGAATGAAGTTAACCAGCGTTGATGTGATTTATGGGATTGCTACTGATGCATTAGTCTCGCATACAGGTGCTTTGTATACTGTTTCATATACAAATAACACGCCTACGACTACAACTGCTATACCATTAACAGGTTCATTAGCAACGGCAACACAAGTTAATTTGTATTCAACAAATTTAGTAGTAACAACCCCAGCATTCTTAAATACAGCAGAAAGTAAATATGTGTTTGAAATAACACTTCAATCAGCGGCTACTACAAATTACGCGATTTACGGTATGAATTTACGATTTACCGATACTATCGCATAGTTATATTAGATGGGTAACTCTTCAAAGGTTACCCTAAAATTTGTGTCAAGAGATATTTACTTAAGAACCAAAATATGTATAAATATTATTTATGTAGTAAAAGCCATTCATGGCGGATAAATGAACGTTTCCCTTAACGACAAAAGGAAAATTAACCGGGACATCGGGTTAAAAAGTCGATAGATAGAGGGTTGAATGACACAAGAAATTATTGATAGTGGTGGAGATAATTCGTTATCTCAAGATGTTTCTCAGGATACAAATGTTTCTCAAACACAAGTAGAAACTGCTAGTGAGCAAAACAAGCAAGTTTCGAAAGAGAAATATGTACCAGCATCTTATATGAACGACATAGTGAACAAGCGCACGAAGGAAGCATCGCAAAATGCTTATGATCGAGCGAAGCGTGAACTAGAAGAGCAATATAAGAAGCCGCAAGAAACATCGCATAGCATAGGTGGTATTCAACAACAGTCTGAAGAACAAATCAGACAGTTGATGAGAGATGAATATCAAAAGATGCAAGCGCAGCAGCACGAAGAATGGAAAAAGCAGAATTTACAAGAACAAATTAATAACCTTGCTAATGACTTCATGGGCAAGATTAGTTCGGCAAATGATGCTTATCCCGATCTTGCAAAGCGTGTTGATGAAATCGGTGACTTGGATCAATTGATATATTACATCAATGAAACCGACGCAGTGCCCGGAATTGTTGATGATCTGCTCAATAACGGCCATAAAGTAGCCGCACTCTTTACATTGGCAGATAAATCACCCGCTATGCTGAGAAAAGAATTAAAGAAAATGGCAGATTCAATTAAAAACAACGAATCCGCAAAGAATCGACCACACATCAATGAGCCTCTCCGTCAGCCAACTTACTCTAATAACACTTTAGATAGTGGCTCGACTTCCAATATAGAAGCGCTTAAAAACGATTCCTTTTATAGAGGTTAACCTAGTTCGGTAGCGAGACATTATCTATAACAAAATCAACTGTTATGGAGAAATCACTATGCTACCGCAAAATATTTTAAAGCAAGTCATCACCTATAATGATGGCGGTCTTGCTTATCTTGAAAACTTAAACTGCTGGATCCATTTAGCAAACAAAAAATTCCAAAATTTCGAAAACATTGAAAAGAACTTAGGCGATACAGTTCAGTTTGATGTTCCACCTCGTGCAGTTGCTCAAAACGGTCTGGTTGTTTCTTTCCAATCAGCGCAACAAAGATTTGGTACATTGACTTGCGATCAGGCAGCTAATAGCTCGATGGCATTTACAGCTCAACAATTTATCTTTAACGTTCGTGATTACATGGAAAAATTCGGTAAAGCGCGAATTGAGGAACTTTCTGCCATTATCGAAACAAACGTTGCATTAAACGCAACCTCATCCGTTCCTGTCATGACGGTGAATAGCCAGGGTCAATCAGTGCCAACCGGTGCATTGCATACCGAATCCGGCCCGTATCGTTTTTATGGTGATGGCGTCACCCCAATTAATAGTTTCCAGCAGCTCGCAAGCATGCTCGCCCTTAACGCAGAATACGGTATGCCAAATGGTGCGCCCGATGTGATTCTGCCTAACTTAGCAATTCCTGGAATCGTCGGTAGTGGTTTAAATCAATTCGTTATGGATCGTAACGAAAAAATGGCTAATTCCTGGGATTTAGGAACTTATCAAGGTTCTAACGCTCGTTATTATCGTTCTAACTTGTTACCAATTCATCAAGCCGGAACATGTGGTGATGATGCATTAACGTTAACTGTTATTAGCACAGATGATCCAACGGGTGCCGCTATCAATAACATTCTCGTAAGTGGTGCAAATGTTTCTGATACACAAGCTATTTTAGTTAATGACTTAGGTCAGTTCGTCGATGGCGTGAGTGGTTTTAGAGACATGCGCTATTTAACATGGACAGGCCACCAAGTTTGTGGCGTTCCCGTTCAGTTCCGAATTTTGGCTTCTGCTGCATCGGATGGAAGCGGTCATGTTAACCTAAATGTATTCCCAACATTATCAAGCGTTTTTGGTCCAAACCAAAACTTGAATCAAAATATTGTTCCTGGGATGAAAATTCAAATTCTACCTTCTCACAGAGCTGGTATGGTAATTAATGGTAAAGCGTTATTCATGGCGATGCCACGATTACCGGATGAAGTTCCATTTCCAACTGGAACAAAGACAAACACAGCAACTGGCGCAGCATTAAGAACTTACTACGGTACTTTGTTCGGTAAAAATACCAGAGGCATTATTAATGACTGTATCTGGGGATCTTATGCGCAACCTGAATACATGATGCGTATTGTTTTCCCACTGACTTTCGCCTAATTGACTAAAGGGAGTTAAATATATGACATCTTCATCGAATAACTTACAACCGATTTATAATTTACCGATTTTGTATAAACAAGGCGGTCGGGTTAGCGTTGCAAGTAACACAACATTAAGCATTACAGCAGGTTTGTTTCGCAGTAGCATTGATAACTTTGATATCAATGTTGGCGATTATTTTGGTACTGCTTCATCGACCACCTTAAACTCTGCCAATGTTGGCGTGCTGAATGGATTGGATACAGGTACGCTAGCAGCATCCAAGGTTTATGCTGTTTGGGCTATTGCTGACCAAGCAGGTTATAACGCATCTGGCTATTTGCTTTCCTTAAGTACGACAGCGCCTGTTATGCCGCAATCCGCTTTTCCATCTGGATATAACGTTATGCGTCGTATTGGCTGGGCTGTGACTGATGCATCTACGCATTTCACAACATTAGTGGTATCTGGTATTGGTAACACCGTTTACTACACATACGATGTGCCAGTTAAGGTGTTAAATGCTGGAACTTCTTCAACACAAGCCGCCGTTGACTTATCGACTGTCGTACCTGCTGTTGCGGGTATTCCGGTTAATCTAAACTGTGACTTTGTATCAGACGCAGCAAGCAAGAAAGCCACGCTTTGCCCATCGGGTGGAACCATTGCAAGCAGCCGTTTTATTCTGAATGCGCAAGTGGCAAGCGTACACGTGATACAAAATTATGAAATCCCGGCTGTATTGGTAAGCTCGCTACCCAAAGTTGACTACATCATTTCAGCAGCAACAAGCACATTAGATTTATATGTTGCTGGATTCGTTGATTTTGTTAGCTAGTTAGTGATTGTCGGCGTGGCTATTGGTTGCGCCGACAATTTAATTTAGGGGGTATGATATGGCCTATACTGTCACTCAGCTTATTACAGAGGCTTATTATCTCTCTGGTCGTGTCAGCCAAGGATTACAAACGGTATCAGGACAGCAGTTAAATCAAGGATTGAATCTTTTAAATTCAATATTAGCGACAAATACGGTTGATGAGCGCTTAATACCTTATTTTACAAAATACGATTTCAATACAATTGTTGGTCAAGAAAGTTATTTTATTCCTAGCTTGATTATGATTGAAACACTGACGTTTAACTATTCTCAAGTGAGATGGTCAGTCGAGCCGACAACGCGAAAATACTATCAAGGATCGTCGAGAGCAAACAATATCGAAAGTTTGATGATGAACTATTATGTTGAGCGTGGAAAAGGTGGCGCTACGATATTTTTCTATTTCCTGCCTGATCAAATTTATCCGGTAACTATTTGGGCTAAGTTTTCTTTATCACAAGTTGTTTTAAATCAAGATTTATCTGCAATATTAGAAATTTATTATATAAATTATCTGCGTTATGCATTGGCCGAATACATTTGCCATGCCAATAACATTACATTCCAGCCTCAAAACTCGGAAGAATTAAAAAGATTAGAGAAAGTATTATTAGATACAAGCGCGCCTGATTTAACGATTCAAAACATGAGTGGGTTAAAGGCGAGAGGTCAAAGTATCTGGGGATTAGTGAATTTGTCTCGGGGGTGGGGTTTAGATGAGTGAACTAACCCGATCCGCCACAACGTCAGAATCTGTGCCTTTAAATTTGGTAGGTTCCTCTACGTTTGGATATTATCCACAAATATCCTCCGAAGTGACGATGAACATGTTCACTTCGGATGGGTTTAGCGTTAATTTTTCAGGTTATGAATATCAAGTTTCGTTAAAAACAAATGGAAGGGGAATTTATTCAAGCATTAAAGCCGGAATAATGTTCGCTGTTTCTGAAAATACTGTTTTTCGATTGGATGAAGATTTAAATCCGATTGCATTATTTAATATTTCTACATCATCAAATGACGTGACAATTGATGAAGACATTCTAAATAACATTGCTATATGCGATGGTTTCCATGTTTACATATACAATTATTTTTCGAATATTAATTATATTGCAGGGACAAATCCTTATAACACAGGAACTGTTTCACAATCTGGTGTGACGGTTACAGGAGTGGGAACTACCTTTACTAATCTAATGATTGGCGGCACTATTTATTTTGCTGACAATACATCGGCAATGATTACTGGGTTCACTGATGCAACGCATATAACCGTTAATACAAGTGCTACAAAGTCATCTCAATCTTATTTGATAACGACACCACTCGATTTCATCCCGAATTATATTTGTTTTCATGATGGGCGTTTCATTGCAACAAGCGCATCATCTGGCGGAAGGCAAGCGGGTCAATGGAGGTTGTCGCAAACATATTTAGTAGGCAGTACCGTTTATATTGCGTTTCCATTATCGTCTCAAACACAAGGTGGCTTTCAAACCAAGCCAGATTTACCCATAGCTGTCACACGAATACCGGGAAGGCAGAATCTTATTCTTATTTTGGGTTCCATTGTAGGTAATGTGTGGGCTGATCTTGGATTGGCTAAGTTTCCTTATCAGCTTAATACGACATTTAACGTGGATTACGGTACGGTTAATTCCGCCACGGTGGCGACATTGAATAACTTGGTTGTTTGGCTAGGTATCAATGAAAAATCGGGTATTGTCGTTAACTTCACGACAGGTCAGGATCTTCAGAGAATATCGACAGATGGTATCGACTTTAAGTTACAAAACATTAAAGAACCCACAAAAGCGTATGGGTTTTTGTATCAGCAAGACGGGCATATTTTTTACATATTCACCTTCTATGATACACAAGACAATCTCACATTAATGTATGACTTTTCAGAAGGTAAATTTTATAACCTTTCAGATGAGCATGGGGATTTCTTTATTGCAAAGAAGGTTGTATTTTTTAATAACAAATACTATTTCATAAGCATTAATGACGGAAATATATATGAAATAAATGCCAATTTTACGACATACAAGTACAAGAATAGCCCAGCTAATTTACCTCATGACTTTACTATTCCGAGGGGGCGCGTTTGTTCAACCTGGCGAAGTCCTGACGACGTTCCTGTTATCGCTAATGATTTATTTTTCGTGATTGAGCAAGGGATTGATCCAAATAATTCTGGTGAAGGCAATAAAATACAATCCATTACATTAAATGAACCAGGGTCGGATTACACAACAGCTACGGTGCTTATCGAAGGTGATGGTTTAGGTGCTTATGCCACAGCAACGATATTAACGGATGTATTGAACTTATTAAATGATACGCCTTTCTTGCTATTAAAAGGTGGTGATTTGATATTACTTGCCTCAAATAGTACGTCTATTTCATCGATTACACTCGTAAATCCAGGCGTGGGTTACACATGGGCTACTGTTACAATTATAGGTGACGGAACAGGGGCATTTGCAACGGCCAAATTAGCGGTTAATGAATATATACCACGTGTCGACATCAGCATCTCATACGATGGCGGTTATACATGGTCAAATTTTGATAAAATGCAGATGACTTACTTAGGTCATTATAAGAGTCGTTTTTATTATAATAGCTTAGGATATGGTAACGAATTTACTGTACAATTTAGATATTATTGCAAAAGCAGATTTGTTTGTTCCAACGGCATGATGAGTATCTACCGATGAGCAATATACCGATAATGGATTTTAGAGGTTCCAAATTTGTCAATCCTGATGGATCATTGACGGATGTTGCGCAATCTTTTTTCGATTTATTACAACAAATTCTCGTAAATAATATCGGCACAGAAGGGTTAGTTGCGCCTAGCCAAACGGCAGTTGGTATCACGCAAATTCAAAACAATACAACAAGCAGCGTGACCGGATTGATATCGAATACCTGTCAGTTCGGCACTCTACTTTATGATTCTGATAACAATCTATTGAAAGTTGCTTTAAATAATGGGTCTGGTAATCCTATATTTAAAACAATCACAGCCACGTAGTGAGGATAGTATGGGCATATTTGATTTTTTAACAGGTGGTGAAGATCCCTCGCGTGAAGCGAATCGATATTATGATCAAATCGAGGGTAAAACGAAGCCTTACTATGACCCTTATATTAATGCTGGCCGATCATCTTTAGATGACTTGATGAAGCAATACGGCATGTTAATGAGTGATCCTGGATCATTGTTATCTAAACTAGGCGCTGGTTATAAAGAATCGCCAGGTTATCAATTTGAGCGTAACCAAGGATTGACCGGCATCAATAATGCAGCAGCAGCCGGTGGTTTTCTTGGAACGATGGGTCATCAGCAAAATGCAGGGGAGCTTTCAACGCAGCTTGCTAATAAAGATTTTGGTGATTATATGAGACAAGCGCTTGGTTTATATGGGACAGGGCTTCAAGGTAAGCAGGGAATAAATGAGATGGGATTTAATGCGTCTACCGGATTCGCTGGTAACTTAGCCGATATTCTAGCGCAAAAAGGCGGTATAGCTGCTCAAAGCGCCATGAATAAAAATAAAGGCTGGCAAGATTTGCTTAGTTCATTAATCAGTGGCGGTGCTTACATTTACGGGAAAAAGTAATATGAGAGCGATAAATTTTCCTAAGTTGGATTTGATACAAGATCGTAATCTGGGCACCGGGTTGCGTGAAGCGTTGCAAGCCTATATACAAGGAACGAATGATAAGCAGTTACAACAAATTCGTGAAGGCGAAATAAAGCATCAGCAGCTTTTGAATCAGTATCTTCCTCAAGAAAAGGAAGGTTCTATTCTTCATCAAACATTATTGAATAAATATTTGCCTCAAGAGAAGGAGGGATCAATACTGCATCAGTCCTTGATAAATCGATATCTTCCAGAAGAAAAAACAGCATCAATCGGTTTAGATAGAGCAAATCTCGCTAGAATTTTAGAAGAAAATAAATATATACAGCCTATTAAACAGGCAGAAGCTGAAAAAGCTAGGGCAATGGCGCAATATTATAAACAAGGCGGCCCTGGTATGGGGGTTGCTAATAAAGCTCAATCATTTTTTCTAAATCAAGTTGCACAAGATAATCCTCAATTAATGCATCCTGATCAGATTAGAGAAGCCGCAAATGTTTTGAGATCTGGTGGAAATCAATTATCTGATGGAACACCATTAAATCCATTATCGCAAACTTCTTTGGATGCGTTAGATGCAGTTGCTAAGGCTGGATCTACATCAGCATTAATCACGCAAGGATCTAAGGCGAACCAAGCAGAAGCTGAGCTTGATGTTTTAAATAAATATGCTATGGAAGGATTAAAACCATATGGAGATACATATTTTGGAATGTCACCTTCTCAAATAGCAGACACTTTTTCTAAAGATAAAGAATCCCAGCAACGATTAGGAAAGTTTATTGGTTCACAAGCTCTTCAATACGAAACGGCTCAAATTAGAAATAGAATTGCTGGTGGTGAGCCAGGTATCAGCGCAACAAAAGAATTAATGGGACATTCTGGGCAAATTATTAAATCACGGTTTCCATTTCTGTCTAATGAAGCAAGAGAAGAAGCGGCAAAATACATAGATAGCGCATTAAAAGAAGGATTGGAGGCAAGAAATAAAGTAGGCGGTAGAGCTTCTCAAGCTTTCAAATCACCATCTGTTAAAGAAGCGATTAAAGGTGAAGCTAATAAATTTAAATCAGAAATGATTCATATGGTCGGTCAAGATGAGAATGGGAATGAAGTTGAATATGATGTTCCGGTAGGTAAAGCTCAAAAATTCTTAGAAGCTGGGTTTAGGAGAAAATAAAGATGGCTTTTGATCCGATAGCTGAAGGAGCTATTTTAAGAAAGAAATCTTCTACTGCATTCGATCCAATTGCAGAAGGAGCTATTTTAAGATCAAAAGAACCTAAAAGATCAGCTCAAGAATTAGCAGAAGAATATAAGTTAAGAAATCCTCATTTGTTTTCGCCTGATATCGAGGGAGGAATTGCTACGCGTCCTCAAAGAACAGCTGCTATTGAAACAGCTGCAATGGCTATTCCAGCATTTAGAGCGTCAAAATATCTTCCAGAGACTAGCTCTTGGTTAACTAAAGCATTGGCAAATTATGGTGGAGCAATAGGGCAGAATGCTGCTATAGGTGCTGGCACTAATGCGCTAGAGGGAGAATCACCTTTGTCTGGCGCTGAAGGAGGGGGGATCACAACAGCTTTAGCGCATCCGTTATTAGCAGCTAGCGCTTCTGGAAATCCATTAACAAGAGCGGCAGCACTAGGTATTTTAGGGGGGGCTGGCGCTTATGGAGCTCAAAAATTAGCAGGAACAGATTCAAACTCTGCAAATGCATTAGCAGGGATACTATCGGCAGGTCTTGGGTTAAGAGGAAAATCCGCAAGAGATGCTGCGATTCTTCAGCATTTAAGTGATGTTGATATAAACAGAGCAAAGCCATCATTAGAAGCAGCTGAAAGGTTAGGTTTGTCTTACATAACTCCCGCTGAAGCTACCGGCAGTTCCATTTTGGGTGCAAAACAGGGATCTCTCGGGAAAACATCTGAAGGTGAAGCTAAATTATTTGAAAAATCTTCGGAAAGGTTGGCGTCAGAAGAAAAGTCTATTAACAATTTAATTAAAACGATTGGAACCAGAGAAGAATTAAAACCAGAGATAGAAAGATTGTACAAAGCATCGTATGAGTCCTCAGCAAGTCCAGAATTTATTCAAGAAATAAAAAAGAGCCCTATTATTAAGCGAGCATTTGATGAAGTCAAGTCAAATCACACGTATAAAGAATTCATTGGCGACTCTCCAGAAGAAAGTTTTTTATTTTTAGATCATGTTAAGCAAGCATTGGATGATATGGCTGAAGGCGCGCCAAAAAAAGAAGCGTCTCGTATTGGGAAAAAGATAAAAGAATTAACGTCCGAGATGGATAAAATTAATCCTACATATGCGGAAGCAAGGAAAACAGCTCAAAAGGCTATTATCACAGATAAAATTCAAGAAATAATGGATAGGAAGAAAGTTACTGGAATTCGATTCTTTAAGCAATTTCTGGAAAACAATAATACTTATAAGAAAATGGTACGAGATTTAGAGCAACTTCCAGAGGCTCAGCAACAATTTAAAGATATGAAATTAGCGTTTGAACATTTAATAAATCCTAAAACTGCAAGAGCAGCTGCAAAACTTGAAGAAACATCGATGACAAAGGGACGAAGTGGGCCTGAATATATTTCGAAATTAATTCATAAACTTCAAGGTGGACAATATGACAAGGCAGCAGTGGAGCTTGTAACCAATCCAAAATGGGCAGATGAACTTTCAAGAATAAAAGATTTAGATTCAAACAGCGCTAAAACACAAGCAATTGCTAATTTATTAGGAAGAGCAATGGGAACAGCTGTTAGGCAAACAGCAAATTATAGAAGTGAGAATAAATAATGGCACTTAACCCTTTATATATGATCAGCCCTAATCTGCAGGAATATTTCGTAGATAAGGACACTGGCTTACCTTTAACTGGTGGTACGGTTACCTATTATAGCGATAATGATAGAGAGGTTTTAAAGCCAGTTTATGAATTGGTTAAAGTGGGGCTAGATTACACATTTGTAGTTCTTCCAAATCCTTTGACATTGAGTGCTGTCGGAACACCGATGAATGAATCGGGAAAGGACGTTCGGGTATATTATTATCCCTACAATGACGTTCTGGAACCTGAAAACTATTTCATTTCTGTGTCGAGTTCGATAGGTGTCCCTCAAATAACACGTGAAGCTTGGCCTAATGTAAGCGCATCTACATCAACAACGTTCGCTTATAATTTCATAAGGAACGGCAATTTCTATTCTTGGAGCAATAGCAATAATTTTCCTGATGTGAAAACAGGATCTTACAATACGGGGACGATGACGATTAATCCGTATGATTTCTTTGTTGATGATTGGACGTTTAATCAAGATGACTCAACACAAACAATTAATATCGTACAGGGCGTTTTTACGATTGGCTCTGAATCTCCACCTAATAATCCTACTTATTATCTTGTTTATCAAAATACGAGCGCCGGCAGCGGTTTAAGCACATTTAATCGATTTCAGCAGCGATACAAGGGTGTTCAAACGCTAAACGGACAAGAAGTTGCTGTATCACTCTGGATTAGACAAAATGTTGGTGCTCAAAATAATATTTCCGTTACATTAACTCAATATTATGGAACGGGCGGTTCTCCTAGCGCTTCAGTTGAGACGGAAGTTTTTTTAACACCAGTTACGACTACGTTTGATTTTAATGAATACCATGGAAGCGTAACGTTACCTATTGCGATGGGCAATATTGGTACAAATAAAGATGACGCATTAATTCTGAATATTAATAACCCTAAAAATACAGTTTGTGAAGTTCACTATGCCAATGTGATATTGGAAAGAGGAGCATCTGTTACAGGTAATCAAGAAGTCAGCAATGATGATACACAGCGTGGAACTGATGTTATTGGGTTGTATCCTCCTTTTAGTACTGGCGATGTTAAATTCACATTAAAGAATGTATCTGATCCGGGTTGGTTGCTAATGGATGACGGGACAATAGGTACGATATCATCCGGCGCGACTCATACAGGATGGGCTAATTTTAGCCTTTACAAGTTAATATGGAATAACGTTAATAGCGCCATATGGGCGCCTATTTATACGAGTGCTGGTGTTTTAACGACATATGGCGGTAGCGCTGTAGCGGATTGGAGCGCTAACAAGCGATTAAGCTTAACTAAAGCATTGGGTAGGGTTTTATCTGGATCTAGTCAGGGAACCGTAGTAAAAGCATTTACGGTCGTTTCCCCTCCGACAGCAGCATTGACAATAAGTGCTTCAGCATTAGATACAACATCATTTTTTAATGGTACGCCTGTCACTGTTTCTGCTGCTTCAGGAACGTTACCTAATCCATTGAATTCATCTACAACTTATTTTGCAACAAATATCAATCTTTCTGGAAATGGAACAATTCAATTAGCAACAACGGTTGCAAATGCGATTGTGGGTACAGCAATAACATTGACAAATAGTGGAACCGGTGGCCCATTCTTTGTCACTATAACGCTACCTAACCAGATATTCGGATCGTATTTAGGTCAAGCTACGCATAACCAGGTTATAGCTGAATTGCCAGCGCATACGCATCAATTTAATGCTACTGGGCCAAATGCAGGAAATGCAAACGCATCTAGTTTCAATTCAACAGCGGGTACAACAACAGTTATTACAACGTCTATTACGGGCGGAAATTCAGCATTTAACATCATCCAACCAACAACATTTATGAATGTTATGATTAAGCTTTAAGGATAAAAAATGACAACTAAATTTAGTATGACGCGCGACATAAACGGATACAACGGTTTTGGTCTAGAATTTTCTGATACTAATTATTCGGCAACATTAACAGTAGGAGCTGCTCAATCGTTAGTTGTTCCGGGCATTTCAACAACGACAACTTATTTAGCTGTTTTTTCTTATGAGCCAGGAACATCTATTTGGGTTGCTAATAATGATACGGCTGCTGTTCCTGTCGCCGCTTCATTTGGCGCTACAACATCCGAATTAAACCCAGCAGCGCGAAAGGTTAAATTTGGTGATACATTGAGTTTTATCACGAATGATACAACGGCAGAAGTTGGAGTTTCATTTTATGGGCTTACTTGATAGCGCTCTAACAAAGTCGAATCCACTTGTTAGAGGAGTATTTGTTCAGAATACAGAAGGGGAAGATGATGTTCCGCCTCCTTCGAGTAAATTTATGATCACTGAAATATCAAGTAATCAGATGATTTCAGAAGTTGGAAATAACATGGTAACGGAGTAACTAAAAATGGCAGACGTAAAATGGAGTAATAATACCGACTTTCCAATAGCTTCTAGTTTCGCAGATTCAAGCTATATTATGGGATTAACCACATCTCCTGCTAATATAAAAGCAACACGAATAACTTTTTTAGGTGGTAATACTTCGAGTTCATTTCGTTGGGTAGATTCATCTTATACGTTGATAGCAGGTCATGGAGCACATATTACTGGTGGAACGGATAATGTTCTTTTAGGTAGAGGCGCTACAGTTAACTTCTCGGGATGTTTCACATGCACCGGTACTGACGCTTCAACATCGGGTAGCCGATTCACGAACGCGGATAATCAAGCAATTTTTTGGAAGATTGGAGGATTTGGGTTAAACACAAATTCTTCTGGCGGTGTAGAAGGGCCGCAAGCATCGTTTCATTCAGCAATGAACTATGGAGCGGTTGGAGACTTTTTATTTTCAGCATCAGCGCCTGTTGCAACGGGTAATATGGTTGCTTATGAAGTGAATCCCTATGTGGCAGTTGATACATTCTTTATAAAATATAAAGGAGCTACCGGGACTGTTCATACCATAACATTTCCTGCGAATGGTGGGACTTTACCATCATTGTCAGCTGATAATACTTGGACAGGAAAGCAAACTTTTAGTGCTGCAATCTACCCATCAACTATGTTTGTCGGTGCTCCTCAAACAAACGTATTGGATGTAGCAACCGTTTCAATTCCTGGAACCATTAGTGCAGCACAATTAAAAGGTGGGATTGTTCCTCTTGCGCCTGTCGCTGATAATAAAACTGTAACTTTTGATTCTGCAACTAATATTAGAACAGCATTTGGTGCAACAAATTTAGTTAATGGATCTACTTTTTATGTGAGTTTAATTAATACGTCCTCTACATTTTCTATTAATATAGCTGCTGGAGGAGGAACGCTTTTCAATGGTGTGCCTACAACTATTATTGCGCCAGGGCAAACATTTGAATTAAAAGGTATATTTACGGATGTTTCGACACCGGTTTTAATTTTTTACGGTGGGACTAATCTTGTAAATAATCACGTTTCTTCTGTTACATCCAGTGTTTATGATTTTCGATTGTCGGATGCTAATTCGTTTTTAAGTTTTGGCGGTTCTGATCCTCTGCAAGCGGCTGTTATTCCAAATGATTCTACTTTAAATTTACCGATAGGATGGAAAACTAATGTTGCTAAGTTTGGGAGCAGCACAGTTAATTTTGTGCCTAGTTCTGGTGTTAATTTAAGAAGTTTAGCTAGTAATACTGCTATTAATTCATTAAACGGACAAGCTACTTTAATAAAAATAGCAAGCAATGATTTTTTCTTATTTGGTGATCTTGCATCATCTCCTACTTATGTTTTAGATATCATCTCTTCAGCTGATATAGCCACAGCATATTCGGTTAGGAGATTAAGGACGGACTATACAGGATATGCCGCTAAATTAAGAAGAGATAGTGATAATGCCACAACGAATGTTGCTTTTAATGCGCTTGGTGTTATCGATACTGATTCTACCGTCCAGGCTGGCGGCGATTTAGCGACTTGGATGGGTGCGTCGGATGTCTTTGTTGACACATGGTATGATCAAAGTGGAAATGGAAATGATGCTAAACAATCAGATACTACAGCTCAGCCAGAGATTGCAAGCGGTGGAGCATTGCATATTCTAGGTTCAAACTCGCATACTTCGTCTGTTTACGATGGCACAAAATCACTTGAGGCACCTACTACCTCATCGCTTGAGCTTAATTCTACGATGAGCATGGTTAGTGTATTTAGGCTAGATACTGGATTGGGTACGCTTGCTGATAAAAGAAGCACAAGCGGTGTTAATCCAGGTTATTTATGGGCGTTTGACGGAGATACAGTTGTTTATCAATGGAATGCAACAACTACTGATTCTGTCAGTGCCGATGGCGGTAATTATGGCGTTGCAACATCTGTTTCTACTACAGCAACCAGATTGGGTGCATATAACTTATATCAAAATCTTACATCACAAGGCAGTGGAATACTAACAGCAACTGGATCGAGTGTAACTTCTGACCCGTTGCGCATAGGTGGAAATGCTTTCGGTTCTGGATCAGGTCAGGATTTGATTGGTTATATATCTGAATTCATTTTATTAAATACAGTTATTAGCGATTCAGACAGAACATACATTGTTTCAAACCAAATTGATTATTTCGGGTTATAGAGGAATATATGTCATCAACCATTAAACAAATTTATGATTCAAATCCAGCAACAGAATTAAAGGATGATGACTTATTATACATAGGTAGATCGCCTTATGGTTCTACGAATGATATGGCGATAAAGTCCCAAAGTATTTTTCCATCATCTGTTGAGACCACTGGAAATTTAGCATCCTATTCAGATACAACCGGAAAACAATTAGCCGATAGTAAAATTAGATTTTCTGGTGGATTTACTTTTGTTGGAACATTAACAGCAGATACAACGGTTACATTTCCAACTTCTGGAACGTTGGCAACCACGGCAAGTATTCCATCGTTTCCTTTAGAAATTTCACTAGGCGGCACAGGTGCTACAACAGCAACAGCAGCCATTGGGAATTTGGGTGGTATAGCCGCTGATGGATCAATACCTTTGTCAGCCGATTGGGATGCTGGATCTCATACAATAAGCACACATTCTTTTAAGGTTACAGGAACAGCCGGCGCAGGTTTTATTGAGATTCCTGTTCAAAGCACGCAGCCTTCAGTTGGTCCAGCAAATTCAAATAGGATTTTTTCATCAAGTACCGGTGATTTTGGTTTTGTTCCTGAAAATAATCCATATTCAAGATTTTTCAAAGGGACATTGACTCAAGAAAGAAACTACACATTGCAAGATGCTAATGACGTTATTGTGATGCGTGGTACAACGGATACGCTAACAAATAAAACGTATGATACAGCCGGAACAGGTAATTTATTTTATGTAAATGGTACGCTAATAAATGATGTTTCTGGAGATTTATCATCATCAACCGTTCCTTTATTAACGAAAGGATCGTTTACACCAACACTGGCTTTTGGTGGAGGATCAACAGGGATCACATACGGAACTCAAATAGGACAATACACCTCGATGGGAAATATTATTTATTTCTTTTGTCGACTTGCTATAACAAACAAGGGAAGTGATACAGGAAATGCGACAATAGGGGGATTGCCAGTAGCAAATGGATCGAATGAAGCGTTGTATGGTAGCGTTGTCGGAACTAATATGACATTTTCTGGAAATGGTCAAGTTATTGGGTTTACTGGGAGCGGGGAGTCATTAATAAGATTAATATATCCCGTCTCAACGACTACAAATGGGACATATGATGATACAGCTTTTAGCAATACAACGGATATCACGATAAATGGATTTTATTTTACAACCTAATTATTTCTTACGGAGTTTTTTTAATTGTTTTGATTCCATTTTTTCGTGAAAAGCCACTTCTTGACGGAGATTTTTAGGAACAATCTTATTAACTTCAATTTTACCCGATTTAGTGTTCTTCCCGATAAGTTCCCGTTTCGGGAGTTTTTCATCGAGTTTTTTGAGTTTTTCGTATCCTTTAGGAAATTTTTTCTTTTCTTCTCTATCTGCTTGTTCATGCGCATTTTTATAGCCTTTTGAGGAGGTAGGAAATCCTTTTTTAGTTATTTTCTTTTCGATTTTGAATTTCATTATTCATCAACCGTCGCTAGTGTGATTAATCTTGATTCATTTATAGGATTTACATTCAAATACATTTTATCTTTTATCAATCTAGTCGATTGACCAGGATTTAATCTTATATATTTGCATTTTTTATTTTGCCATAAAGTATTGGTTTTGTTTATCAATATTGCTTTTAGGCAGATTTTATATTTTTTCCTGTACGATGTTTCGTTGTATATTTCATATACATAAAAACAGGTTACAGCGTTTTTCTTATTTTTGATTAAATATGATTCACAAGAATGTATCGCATAACATAACTTTGAAATTGCTAAAAATACAATCAATGAAATTATTTTTTTCATTGTCATAATCCATATGATTATCGTTAAATAATCATACTACAAAGATTGCCGAAATAGTGTTATACTTTTCTTATATTAATATTTTTGAGTGAATGTAGATTTTGAAATTTCCAGTAAGTTTCCTTACTGGCTATTTAAAATAGCTATATAAATTTACAAAAATTAGTTTCATATTAAATTTAAAATCCAAATAAATTACTAATCGGTTTTTTTAGTTGTTCTCTTATATATGCCAACTCAACCATTTTCTGATAAGGCGTCAATGTTTTTAATTGTTCTTCACTTAAATAAAATTTAAGTAATTTCTCTTCATGTTCCTGTAACAAATTTAAATCCTCCTTCGCTATGCTGCGCTATTATTACTTTTGCCAATAAATCAGCTAAGTTATCGCCTGTAAAATTATAGGAATTATCAGTTCCATTTTCTGGAGAATAATAAACATTTATCACATTTTCATTATAGTTTTTCGATATAGAAACATGTGCGTTTAAAATTTCTAATAATTCAGAGGCTGTGAATGCTGATAAAAATTCTTTAGACATTCCATTAATTTGAGACATATGAGCAATAAGCCATATCTCATTTGGCAATGGATCTTTTCCTATCGATCTACAAACAACATGATAAAAAATAGAATCTTGTTTAATACCTAATTCTTTTAATTTTTTTGCGTTTTCTAAACTAACAACTTGTTTTTCGATCTTCATTTCACTACTCCCACTCGATTTCTATTACGATTTGATTGTCTCTACATGCATCTATTGCATCTCCTTCGCACTTATATAATCCACTTACATTTAATGACTTCTTATCTAATTTTATCCACCCTTTCTTTTTTATAGGAGCCATGAATAAGTTAATCTCATTGGATTCTAATGCTGAATTTTTTCCATCTAGTTGGTAACAAAATTTCATACCATCTATTATTGCAACAACCGGATATCCTTCTGATGCTGTTTTAAAATAATGAATTTCTGTAACCGATTTACCATCTCTCGTAACAACTAGATCACCGGATAGTGCGCGTTCAAGATTGAATTCTTTAAGGTTTTTCATTTCTTTATTTCCATGTTTTTTTGTTTATAATGTTAGATATAGAAGATCTGCTAACCTTGAAAATAATTCCTAATGAACTAAAATTATATTTACCGGTTGAATACATTTCTTTTATCCTAATTACATTGTCAATTGTTAATTTCATGAAATTATTTCCATTAGGATTTCTTTTATTATTATTTTGTTGTTTTGAAGTAGCCCATCTGCAATTTGATTTACAATAATTTTTATTGTTATCTATCCTATCTAATGACATATTGTTTGGTTTTTCACCCATATCATTTAGAAAATTATTAAAAGTTTTCCATCTTCTGCATACTTTTATACCTCTATATCCGTAATATTTATATTGTTTATTTTTTTTATTTTCGCACCTTTGAATCATGGATGCCCATATATAATATGTTTTTGTTTCACACATCCCGTGTTTTGTAAGATTTTTTTTATTTTTTTCTATTTTTAAGCAACCACAGCTTTTTGTTTTTCCGCTTATTATTTTAAATCCTTGTATTATTTTTTTTGTTCCGCAGTCGCAAATACATTGATAATAAACAGATCCTGGTTTTCTATGTGAAAATGAAGTTACTTTTAACTTGTTAAATTTTCCACCTGTTATATCTGAAAATTTTGCCATATTAACCCTTCTATTTATTATAATTAATAATAAATTAAAAATTTCTAAATAGAAAGGTTTTATATTAAAATTTTTCAAGATTGAATGGTTTCATTTTAACCTCAGAAAATTCATTTTTAAATTTTATCCTGCTCAATTTAGGGAATTGTTCATGCATAGTTTCCGTATCTATTAAAATCTCCATGCTATCCTCATAATATCACGCATTTATTTTTTTGTTTTACTATTACTTGTGGATTTTCTTTTTCGACAAATAACATCAATTTTTTATGAAACATCAATTCTTTTTTAGTTTTGAATGCTTCTTTTGATTCCCCTGAATCAACTTTTCTTTCTTGATTATCGTATTGTTTTAACTGTTTTACTCGTGTTTTCATTTTAATGCCTTTTCATAATTTATTCCTAAAAGTAATTTCATCATTATCCTATGTATTAAATTAGGATTTTTATAAACTGAAATACGAAACTGAGAATTATAAGGAGACAACTTTTCATCATCTCCTATATACCAATAACCTACTGGCTGAGGAATTAATATTTTATTCACTTATTTATCCTTAAAAGTTTTTCTTGAAATGCTCATCTAGTAATTCGAAGATTAGAGAACTATTTATTGACATTCCTTCACAATCTTGGTTCTTTATCCAGTATTTTTCTTTAATATCTGGTGTGGATTCGTTAAAATTGCATAAACTAGTTAGCCATAATTGACTTATAGTATAATTTTTATCGCCTTTATCATTGTAAAATTTTATTTCCATTATTTAAATTTCCCTGGATTCTTTAATAAGTTGTTCAATTATTTTATGTAAAATAGATTGTTTGTAAGACCATTCTTTACATGCTTCATTAAAATCATGGTCAACTGATTTTATGTATCCAACCCCTTTTATCATTCCAATAGTATTCATGATTTTTTCTAAAAATTCAGATCCGTATTCTTTATCAAGAGAAACTAATATTAATTTACTTTTTTCCATTATTTATCCTTAATTAATTCTGGGTTTTCGTAAATGTTTCCAATTACTTCACTCATATCGTCAGACCATTCGAATAATGTAATTGATTCGTAATCTTGGTTGCTTTCAATATGAAAGCAACCAAGTCCATATTTAACTTCAGCGATATCATTAAAATCAGTTTTTAAAATATCTCCCTCATAAATTTCTTTCCCATTTTTATCTTTAAGTCCTGTATATTGCATTAAAGTCGATTTAATTAACATTTCATAATCTTGAGAAAAAAACGTTATAAATTGTTCCATATCAGAAAAATAATGCATTAATCCTTTAGAAAAAAACCTAGAAGTTTCATAATAAGTTCTAAACTTAATTTCCCTCATCATTTAACCTCTGATTGTTAACCGGAACCGGAACCGTCACCGTAACCGGAACCGT